CTATATCGTCGGGTATTACAGCTCGCTAAGGCCGCATGACTATAACGGTGGGTTGCCCCCAAACGAATCGGAAAACCGATACTGGAAAAACTCTAAAGCCGTGGCCAGTTTTAGTTGACCACTACAGGAAAGATTATCCGACTTTACGAGCAAGCCGCTGAGTCTGACGGTGAACTTGTTCGCCCTAAAGAGCCTAACTGGGTTTCCTGGGCTAACGAGGTTCGTCTGATGTGCACTCAAGATAATCGCAATCACCGCCAGATCTGCGAACTGTACGGTCGTGTTAATCGCGATCCTTTCTGGTGCAAAAATATTCTTAGTCCTTCGAAACTGCGTGAAAAATGGGATGAGTTGTCTCTGAAGTTATCATCTTCAGCGAGCAAACATGAGGTTCGAGAGGACCCGATGTTTAAATCCAAATACGAGTGCGATACACGCATTCCTGAAGGATTCAGGGGGTAATGATGAGCATTCTGAAAACGGTACAGATGTTTATTGCCATGAACCCCGGCTCCACGACCAGGGACATCATCGAAGGTCTGACCCAATACAGCCAGGACCAACTTCAACTCACTGTTTGCCGACTTTATGGTTCAGAACTGGCAACACGTAAACGTGATGGCCGTCAATTCCGTTACTACGCGGAACCGCCAGCAGATTGCCACTTCGAGGTGTTTGAACCAACTCCTGAAGTCACCACCCTGATGGAAACGGCGAAAGGCCTAGAGTCGAAAGGTCTTTTTCACCGTGCCGCGACGATTTACATGGAGGCGTTCAGTGCATCAGCCATTGAATCAGAGCGAGCAGCAATACTGGCAGAACGTCAGCGCTGTCTTGGCCTGGCTAAACCAGCAGTTATTGCCGAAGACGGATGCTATCTGGCTGGTCGATTTTCGGGAGGCCGTTAATGAACTATTCACTGATTTACGCTGATCCACCATGGGAATACGGGAACACTATCAGCAATGGCGCAGCGGAAAACCATTACGGCACGATGAAACTCATCGACATAAAACGTCTGCCCGTCTGGGAGCTGGCTGCGGAAGATTCCGTTCTGGCCATGTGGTTAACCGGTACACATACCCGTGAAGCGATCGAACTTGCTGAGGCATGGGGTTTTAAGGTTCGGACCATGAAGGGATTCACCTGGGTGAAGCTTAACGCACTGGCAGAACAGCATATCAATAAAGCGCTTCAGGCTGGTGGAGTAGAGGACTTTTACGACTTCCTCGACCTGTTGAACGCTCAGACCCGAATGAACGGTGGTAACTATACCCGCGCCAATACCGAGGATCTGTTGATAGCCACCAGAGGAAGAGGTCTTGAGCGTCAGAACGCCAGCATCAAGCAGGTTATCTACAGCCCACTCGGCGATCACAGCCAGAAGCCAGCAGAAGCGCGTTACCGTCTGGAGCAGTTATACGGCGATGTGTCACGCATTGAGTTGTTCAGCCGCTGTGCGGCTCCCGGCTGGCATCACTGGGGAAATCAGGCAGAAAACCCTGATGTAATCATTTCTCCTGGTTACGTTGGTAAACCAGCTCCGCTGCTGGAGGTGGCTTATGAAGGATGTTGAGGCACGAAACGCGCTTCGTAACATCGCCAGAAGATGCAACGAGGAAATAACCGCCAAACGCAAGGCTAACCCTGGTATGAATTGTGACGAAATAGCCAGGCCAATTTTTAACGGTGCCATGGGGATGGTTAAGCAGCTTGGCTTTACGCCGTCTCATCTGTACCTCGAAGTCGGGATACTGAACAAGCGGATTAAGGAGCGCTGAAGTGAACAAACTTACCGTGAGACAAAGTGAAGTACTTGGTTCAATCGTGAACTATCAGCGCAGGTTTGGATTCCCTCCAACGATATGTGAACTGGCAGGGCTGATTGGTTGCCCATCACCAAACGCGGCAGCGGAACATGTGAAGGCCATAGCGAAGAAGGGATATATCTCAGTAGCGCCAGGGGTTTCCAGAGGGATTACCGTTATTTCAGGAAATGATGAGACAGATGCGATATCGATCATCAAGTCACTCATTAACGGTGATAGTGATTCAAAAGAACGCGCCTTGTCATGGCTGGAAGCGAGAGGTGTTCAGCAATGAAATTAACGTTGCCATTCCCGCCAACAGTTAACACCTATTACCGGTCACCTGACCGTGGGGCGTTAAAGGGTAAGCATCTGATCAGTGAGATGGGTAGGAAGTTCAAGAAGAACGTTTACGCATCTGTTGTTGAGCAGTACGGCGGTATACCTAAACCAGTTAACGTCAACGTTGAGGTAAACATAGTTCTTTTCCCGCCAGATAACAGACGGCGGGATCTGGACAACTACAACAAAGCGCTGTTCGACGCACTGACGAATGCCAGAGTCTGGGAAGATGACAGTCAGGTTAAACGGATGGCTATCGAGTGGGGACCGGTAGCAAAGCCCGGAAGAGTAGAAATCAATATTAATCACTATAAATAACTGTTCAAACATACAGGTGACAATGCAAGCACATTTCTGAGTCTGTAAAATACGAAAACCGGCGTAGTGGGGTGCAGTCCGCTTCGCATTTCAATAAGTGGAGAAGGTTATGAATCAGTTGATGGTAATTGATGGTGTATCCGTAAGTCGTGACGTTGTTGGTCGTTATAGCCTCAATGATCTTCACCGAGCAGCAGGTGGACTTGATAAACACAAGCCAGCTTTTTGGCTGCGAAACGAACAAACAGAGCAATTAATAACCGAGTTGCAAATTTGCAACTCGGATGTACCCGAGCCAGTAAGTGTTATTAGAGGCGGGAAATTGCAGGGTACATATGTTTGCCGTGAATTAGTTTACTCATACGCAATGTGGATTAGCGCAGCATTCAATCTGAAAGTGATCAGGACGTTTGATGCCATTCAATCATCAGGGAAATCTGCAGGTGCATCCGATCGTGTTCAGGCTGGGGTAATCTTGCTTGAATCTGCTGCAAAACTGCTCAATCTTTCTAACTCATCCAAACTTGGCGCTTATCAAAAGCTCCAGCAGGTAGCAGGTTTACCTGATCTAATGCCGCATTATGCTATTGATGCTCCTGTAGGAGCCCTGGACGGTTCCAGTCGTCCGACACAATCACTAAGTGCTCTCCTCAAAGCAAAAAATATCCGCATCACAGCGAATCAGGTTTATCACATGATGTCCAGGCTTGGCATTGTTGAGCAAAAAGAGCGCTACAGTCGCACCGGTGTCAACGGCGTTAAAAAGTTCTGGTCGCTAACTGCGAAAGGTTGCATGTACGGGAAGAACATCACCAGTCCAGCTAACCCAAGAGAAACACAGCCACATTTCTTCGAATCTAAGTTTGGCGAACTACTAAAAATTATCGACATCGTAGCCTGAGGTAACAGTGAGAGCTCTACTTACACCTGAAGTTGCACCGATGACGGGGGTAGTGATATTTCGCCCAGGCAGTGAACTGATGCATCTGTTCAGACATGGGCGTGTTCTTATCGAGCCACAGGCAGAGTCTATGGCTGAGTTACCGTCTGGTCTGCTGCCTGAGACAGCTCAGGAGCTTCAGAACGATCCGTTGATGCGTGATGTCTTCGAAAATCAGAAGGTCATACATCGTGCTGGTGGACTGAATTCACTGGATGCCTGGCTTGAAAGAAAAATGGAATGTCAGTACCCACACAGCGAGTGGCACGATCGCAACTACACCATCACCCGGCATGCGCCTGGCTCAATCCGCACGTGCTGGGGCTGCGACTTAAAAATTCGTGATCAGTTCACTGAAGGTCTGGCGGGTATAGCACGTGAAAACCTGGTATCCTGGCTACTGAAGGTTGTAAACGGCCAATTAGGTTTCAGTGAGGACCACATTCTGACGCTGCCGGAGTTTTGCTGGTGGATGGTAAGGAACGACCTGGTTGATGAGATACCTGAAGCCGTAGCGCATAAAGCCCTTCGTCTGAAGAAAGAGTCACACCAGTCGGTAACACGTGAAAGCGATATTGTTCCGACATTACCTGCTCAACAACTGGTACAGGAGAAAGCGAAAAAGATAGTGGCGATGAAGGTAGACCCGGAGACGCCGGAATCCTTCATGCTTAAACCCAAGCGTCGCCGCTGGGTGAATGAGAAATACACTAGATGGGTTAAGGCCCAGCCGTGCGTCTGCTGTAACAAGCAAGCTGACGATCCCCACCACCTGATTGGCCACGGGCAGGGTGGAATGGGTACAAAGGCACACGACCTGTTTGTGATTCCTCTGTGCAGAGAGCATCACGACGAGTTGCATGCTGATCCTGTGGCATTTGAAGCGAAATACGGCGACCAACTGGTCCTGGTGTTTCGGGTTATAGATCGTGCGCTGGCAATCGGCGTGCTTGCATGAACAGTGGAGATAACATGCGAGATATTCAGATGGTATTAGAGCGATGGGGCGGTTGGGCATCAAGCGATAATTCTGGTGTGGATTACTCCCCGATCGCGGCAGGATTCAAGGGACTTTTACCGCAGACAAGCAAAACCAGATTGTCATGTACTGATGATGATGCGCTTATCATTGAAGGGTGCCTGGCACGACTGAAAAGCCGAAAACCATACGAGCATTCACTTCTAGTCGCTCATTACCTGTACGGTATCTCGAAGCGGAAGATAGCTAAAGCGCGAAAGAAGGATGAGAAACTGATACGCATCGAGATACAGATGGCCGAGGGGTTTATTGATGGCTGCCTCTCGATGCTGGAAATTCGTTTAGAGATGGACCCGGAAGTCAAAGATTGATGCTTGAAGCCCGATTACTCGGGCTTTTTCTCCACGTCTCGAACATAGAGAATTACTGCTGATTTAATGTCACCATCGACGTGTTTTGCGTTAATACTCAGATGAACAGGTTTTCTTTCCCATTCAGCTCGCTGCAACGCTTCTTTATTTCCGGATTCATCAAGGAATACATCCTGAACTACGCAGGTTAGGCGTTGGTCGGTATCGACACGACGAACCTTAACTTTGAAGCTCTCTGGATCAGTGTTATTAACTTCTTCAATCCGGTAAATACCATCGATTCTCATTTCTGATGAGCGTCTACGAGCATTAGTAACTAACTCTTTCGCCATTTCAGAATCAATAGTAACGCCATCAATTTGGGCGCTATCTGAACGCACAAAGGATTTAACCATCTGGGTTTTAGCGTCATACGACATACGGTCCATGTTATCGAGAAGCGGCTTTTCCGCAACCATTTCCGAAATGACCCGCAGGCGTTTAGTTTCTTGCTCGCTCATGATCTGCATAGTCCGGAGATGTTCTTTCTCTCCATCCTTAGCAATTTCTGCAAGGCGAGTATCTTTGCGGTTGTCCAAGAACCGTTTAAATACTGTTACTCCGCCCCAGATGACTGCTGCGCCGAGAACAGTAAACATGATCTCAGTTGCGTTCATTTTACCAACAAGTTCCTGTGTGAGTTTGGTTAAAAAACCATCAATGTTAATTTCTACTATTGAAGAACCTTGCTCTACCGTAACTTCAATTTCCAGAGCGTCAAGTTCTTCTTTGGTCAGTTTGCGGACGTCAGGGACACCGTACTTGGCAAGGGCATATGATTTGTTGATTTGAGCCTGCATTTCAACAAAACCCTTCATGACTGAAGGTGTAAGGGATCTGTTAAATTTATCACCGGTTAATTTGATGGTAAGGTTTGGCCATCCATTGAAACTTAAGCTGTCAGGTAAACCATAACCATCAAGATAGCTTTCAAGCAAATCGAAGGCTTGCTGCTCAGATTCAATATCCACATGAATCTCATCAAACTTATCCAAAAGTATGTCCTCATTCTAAGCCAACTGTCACCGTGAGGTTTGGCAACGCCTGCTTTTCTTTTATTTTTTAGCTGTGTAGCAAGAAAATAATGGAAAAACAGATAAAAAGCACTAACGCGGTCCGCATTTTGTGGATTATTGTGTTAAGAGTGGTCACTTAGACACGTACTTAACATCATTTAAAAACCTCGCCGCAGCGGGGTTTTGTCGTATTCAGGGCTGCCAATTGGTGGCCCTTTTTATTTCCCCTCGTTCTGAGAGGACTCACAGCAATAAAGAGGGGGCTAAATGTCCGATCCGATTTCCGGTACTGGGCTGGCTGGTGGTGTCCTGACGGGGGCCAGTGTCTATGGATTTCTTTCCGGAACCGATTACGGCGTGGTGTTCGGCTCCTTTGCCGGGGCTGTATTTTACATTGCAACGGCTGCGGACCTTAGCTCAGCACGTCGGCTGGCGTATTTTGTCGTGTCCTACATCGCCGGGATCATCTGCTCAGGGCTGGTTGGTTCAAAGCTGGCTGACTGGACTGGTTACAGTGATAAGCCTCTGGACGCTATCGGAGCCGTAATCGTTTCTGCTTTAGCTGTCAAAATCCTGACGTTTCTGAATAACCAGGATGTTGGCTCGCTGGTGGCGCTGATAACGCGCCGGGGAGGTTCAGGTGGTACTAAATGACCCATCGGCAACTTTTAATGCATTGCTTTGTGCTGGGGTAGTGCTGACCTTGATGTTTTATCGTCGCGGCGACTCACGACATCGACCGTGGATATCTCGCTTAGCGTGGCTGCTTACGGTCATCTACAGCGCCGTTCCGTTGGCGTATCTGTGCGGTATCTACCCTTACTCATCGTGGGCCACTATCGGGGCCAACATTATTTTCTTGTCCGTGCTGGTCGCCGTCAGAGGCAACGTAGCGCGGCTTATTGATGCTGTGCACAAATAAAAAAGCGAGTCGCAGCGACATCGCTACAACCCGCAAAGAAGATGAAATCATTAAGATTTATCTTAAGTCTTATTGTGACTTAAATTAAATTGAATTTCATCATCTTAGGTGAATTCTAATCCCTACTATTAATAGTGGTTTAATCCGGTATACATATGAACCAATCACAATTTCAGCAGGCGGCTGGTATCAGCGCCGGGGTTTCTGCACGCTGGTTTCTGCACATTGATGCAGCAATGAAAGAGTTTGGTATTACAGCACTTAACGACCAGGCCATGTTCATTGCACAAGTTGGGCATGAATCTGCTGGTTTTACTTCGCTGGTAGAAAGCTTCAACTACTCGGTTGAGGGGCTGAAGAAAACCTTCGGTAAGCGTCTGACGCCGTATCAGTGCGAAATGCTGGGGCGTGTCGATGGTCAGCAGGTCGCCCACCAGCCGCAAATAGCCAATCTGGTTTACGGTGACCGCATGGGGAATAACAGCCAGGGTGACGGCTGGAAATATCGCGGTCGTGGCCTGCTTCAAATTACTGGCCGTGAGAACTACACCAAATGTGGTGCTGCGCTGAAACTTGACCTTGTCAGTACACCAGAATTGCTAACGCAGGAGCGACACGCGGCTCGTTCGGCGGCGTGGTACTTCACGTTACGCGGTTGCCTGATGTATTCGGGGGATGTGGAACGCGTAACGCAGATTATTAACGGCGGACAGAACGGCATTAAAGACCGCCGTGAACGTTACGCCAAAGCTAAAGCCGCACTGGCGTGAGGTCATATGGGACTTGAAATGATTATCGGCCTGGTTGTTGCTGTGCTGGCCGCAATTGCTGGTGCTTTTGGTCTGGGTAAATCACGCGGTACTAACATCGCTGAGACAAAAGCGAACCAGCAACGCACTGAAGAACGCGCAGCAGCTACTGAAGCCGTTGCAGAACGCAGGGTAGAGGCAACAAAAGGAGCCAGGGATGTACAGCAGACTGTTAATCATCTTCCTGATGACGATGTTGACCGCGAGTTGCGCGAAAAATTTACCCGCAAAACCTGAAGTAACGGACACGGCCTGTGACTGGGTAAGCATCATCTACCTCACAGAGCACGATATTGCTGTGCTGGATAAGCAGACGAAGCGGGACATATTGGCGCACAACAAATCAGTGCAGGCTAACTGCATGAAGGAGCCAGGTCGTGAACGTAGAGAACCTAAGTAACGCGCATTACATCTATAACGAGATGAAAGAGCTACAGCGACAGAAAGGCATACTGGAAAGTGGTGCCGGGCTTGGGGTGACAATCCAGTCTACTTATCAGGATAATGCCTTTCTTGATGCCATACGCCCGCATGCAGTTACCGAATTGGATAGACGCATTCAGCAAAAGATCGAAGCACTTGCGAAACTCGGGGTGGCATTCACTTAAAGGTTTTGTTGCTGTAGCGTTTAGTAAGTTCAAGGGTTATCCAAAAACATATTACATCAATGATTTTCTCAATATGTGGAGCGTATGCAAGTGCAAGTGCAAGTTCGAGCGCGGTTTGGTGGTTCATTTTATCTCCTAGGCTTTATATGTGGAGATAGTCACGAGTTGCCATCTCCTAGTGTAGTGCCTAAAGCTTGCACAGCATGTAGAAGCAGCAATCTAGTGTACTAGACTGCTTGAATACTCTGAATCAACTAAACACTTAAGTCGACTGGTGGATTGGCCCCTATATTTCCATACACTTTTTATCACTTAACCCATGACTGGTTCGTCGCCGCAGATATTCCCGTGGCGAACGATACCCCAGTGCACTATGCGGATGCCATTCGTTGTAATGTTCGA